GGAAAACTTCCCAACCCACCCGTAACGCCAGTCCCCGACGCGGGCGGATGTCTCCTGGTTCAGGTTTTAGCCCAACCCAGGAATGCACCTGCTTTTGAAAGGGAGTGACGGTGGGTTCAGCTTTTGTCAAGAACTGCCGCAGCCACGACCGAGTACGGTCGAAACGAACGGTGACTCTATTCTGTTCACGTGCACGCCAAAGCAGTAAAGCTTTACTCGGAAGGAAATTCGTGTCCGAATCTGCAAGGCTACGTACAGTGAGACGAGGGCTGACCGCACAGTGCAATGAAGCACTTTGACGGACCAACGGGTTGGTTAACGCATCTGCCCAGCTGGTGATGAGATAATCATCACGACACGGGCTCCAAGGACCCTTTAGAGATTTCCGAAGGGAACCAGGAATGCGAGACACTGCGCGACGCCAACAAGGCTGCAAAACGGAGTCACAGCCAAGGCCGTGATTCCGATTGAAAGCCAGACGACGCAACGCATTGCTAACCTGCACCCAGCGCACGATACTTGTTCCATACTCGTTTGCTTCCTCTATTTCTTCCACCGAGGTGGAGAAGTGAATAGGTCGAACATTGATACCGTGCCAATAATCCGCACCGCAGCTTTCGCGGAACGGTCCCTCGAGGAAGGTTTTATCAGCATTTAGGGGGAAACCAAGGAAAGCCAAGAACGGTATCAACTCATCCGCGGTCGCCCGCGAACAAATGATATCGTCACCATACACACGGTAAGGACCGGTGTCTTGGACTTTCTGGCGCACTGCTCGGACGGCGGCCCAGAATATCAGGGTCTCCAACTCGAACGTGAACCCGTTTCCCATCGCACTATAGGAGGCCAGCGGAACCCAGTTTTGTGGCTCGTCACTATTCCCATAAGGAAGATAACGATCCGTTCTGCATAGGTTCATAGCATGCAACCAGCGTGGTGCCGTTTCGCAAAGAAGCTTTACCAGCTCCCTCGCGATATGGCCGCTAGCGCCTTTCAGGTCAATTGTTACTTCAGTACGGCCTGGAAGACTCCCAAGCTTAGCTAGGTCCTGGTTAGGGACTTGGTCATCTAGATCAAGACCCGCCTGTTGAAGGCGAGCCCGTATCATTTGACCTAAGCCAAGCTGTGCAAACACATTAACGCCGGGTTGCGCTCTAATACCCCGGTGAGTTTTTGCGTTTTTCGGTACCATTGTGCATCTGTCGCCTGGCTCAATAGCGAAATCAAACTTGTAAACCTCTCCGTCCACCTCTGATTGAGGAAGGATAGGATCGGTCCCGCTGTTTGACACCGCCTCGAGCCACGCAGTGGAGGAAGAAATCACCCCCGCTGCGAGATCAATGAAGTCCGCGGTAACGGATGGTCGGGCCGAGAGTTTTTCATACTCATGAGTTCCCTTCTGTCCAGAGGCCTTCCCAGGCCCAAACCGCATGTTCTCCAACCAGCTGTGTGGACAAAAGCGTCCAAGTACCCGAGCAATATCGGCCTGCATCTGGAAAATTAGATGCAAGTATGCCGAATTCCCCTTCGAGGGGTCTTCCAAGGTACTCAGTAGCCGTTTGTTTGTGGCGCGACAAGCTTTCTCCGCCGCGTCGTCCGAGGTTTGACATTCGGACACAGGATCCAGGTCAGCGTGCTGAAAATTGGGCCACTTCGCCAAAAGCGCAGTAGCTTGATAGTCATCACGGAATTGCCGACCCCCACATGGCCTCCCCCAGTCTTGATCAGACCAAAGGTAGTTGCGTGGAACACATTTGAGTCTCACTAGTTGAGCATACTCTCCAGCTTCTAGGAGAAGATGACATGCCAGCGATCTCGGTGTGTTTAGATCTGCCCACAGTTGCTTAGCGACATCGATGAAGTGGTCGGATGTAAGTTTAAACCCTGACCCCAAGTCAGCCAGCTCCTTTGCACGTTGACGTGCGGTCGAGCTCTTCCGGTTTCGCGAACCGGGGCTGAGAGAATAAGCAGCCTTACTCGTCATTGATTGATCCTTTAGCCGGAGATGGATTCGCCGGTGGAAATGCTTAGCTGCAGTGGGGGCAAGCCCAACGCCGCAGCAAGCGAGTACACCAGTTCGTTCTTCTCCAGCAACGTGGACCGTTCGTTGACCTTGGTCTCGATGCTGACGCTGTTGGTATATTTGACCAGGCCGGTGGCTGCGTCAACCACCGGCATTGCGATCTTGATGCCCCGTTTCTCGTACTCGCCGGTCGTGTCGCGAACGACGATCGAGCAGTGCTTGTTGCCGACGGTGGTGCCTTGATCCCGGTTAACCCAGGAGGCGTACTTGCCGGTTTGAACACGCTCGGGTACGTAAGTCTTGTTGGCATTGACGCCATCCTTCAGGATGATGTTTGCAATAGTTGCCATTGTTTGTTCCTAAATGAAAGGAGGTGAACTCAAATACGAGCTCGTGAGGATTTTGCCGAGCGATACCCAGTTGTAACTAGAGCAATCGCATCAAGCGCCTTTTGCAGGTTCAGGTTAACTTCAACCCTGATCTGCGACGGTGTAAACACCATCTTCTTACGGTCGAAACGTCGATCTTTTTGCCCAAGTGCTGTGTAAGTTGTGCCAGGGCGGAGGGAGTAGATGTCGGGAGATTTCACAACCGACGTCCAGTAGAAATCTGTACTGGACTCTATCTCTCTGCACAACCACCCGTCTTTGTAAGCCTTACCCTGAAAAGCCGTGAGGCCCTCCAGGATGGAGCCGACATTAACGAACCAATCCACAACGAAGCTATAAGGGATTAACTCCCAAGCCACGAGGGAGGGGTTCAACAGGCCAAAAGCTTGTCCAGTTGCTAGGGGTACGGATTCAAGAGCATAAACGTACCCACCACGAACGACCAACTTAAACGTTGTCTCTTTGTAGCCCGTCACCGTGATAATGTTGCTCCCGTTAGGGGCGCGAAAAGTCTCGGAATACGGGGTTCTCTGAGTATACGAACGCTCCTCCTTGGCGGTTTGCCGTAAAAGCGGAGGACGCGTAGTGATCAGGTCGTACATGGTTTTCATCAGCGATTCAATGTCAGCTACGACAAGGCGCCATCCGTACCTGTATTGAAGCCAGTTGGAGTCGAAAGACGCCCCCCTCCTGACTTCTTTTGGGGTTGTTGCTAGACGCAGTGAAGCAGCAGCGTTGGCCCATTGGCCCTTACGTGCAGCTCTGTATGCGTAAAACAAACCACGGGCAGCATCGCCGATCATCCCTGCAGTTTTGCCGAACTCAGCAGCAGTCACAGCAGCATTAAAGCTGTGACCGGATACTTTCTGCTGAAGCTTAGCTTGAACCATAAGAGCCAACGTGTTCATATTTCCGTCAAAAGGATCGACGGGCACGCGGCCGGCATTCGGGATGATATGCCATTCGAAGACACTAGAGGGATTGCTTGTAAGCTGTCCATAGATATCGACGACCTTTGATTTGACAACATGCGCCATGTTATCGGTGTATGGAAGGGTTGGGAGATAGCCATTGGCCAGTAGAAACAAAAGTGCGCTCCGACGAGAAGAAAACTGCGTTTGCCAAAGACGGCTACGCTCTTCCTGAAGGATAAGGTTCTGGGTCCACACGACCGGAGCATTATACGTGCTCCAGCCAGTAGAACCGTAGTTCTTACGCGTTCTGCTACTAGATGACATGCTGTACCTCGCTTCCAAAGACGCCAATCAGGCGCACAGGTAGACCAAAGTTGACATCGAGAGATGAGACTCTACCTCCACGATGGGTCCGG